GGAGGGGCCCATGTCTTTTTATTCACAAAAACGCCTGTTCCAGCCAGAGACTTTCAAACGTATCTCAAGAATGCGGCTGCACTGCTTGGTGAAGCGGGTCGAGAAATCTTTCCGAAGCAAGCCGAAATCCTTGTTGATCGAGGAGACACCGGCAACTTTCTCAACCTGCCGTACTTCGGTGGAGACGCCGGCCTTCGTTACGCAATCAACCCGGATGGGTCTGCGGCGACTTTGGAAGAGTTTTACGGTCTGTACGATGCAGCGGTTCAAGAGTTGCCGCTCAGTTTTCCTGAACCGCCTAAGCAAGCAGAGAGCCCCATCAAGGACGGCCCGCCATGCCTACAAGCACTATGCGCCCAAGGCTTCCCGGAGGGCACGCGCAATAATGGCCTATTCAACATTGGCATCTATCTTAAGCGGGCCCACCCGGCCGGCTGGGAAGACAAGCTGGTTGAATACAACTACAAATACGTGGCTCCCCCTCTGCCCAACAACGAAGTCCAGATACTGGTCAAACAGGTTGGCAAAAAAGAGTATCACTACAAGTGCAAGGATGCACCGCTAAATTCCTTCTGCCACTCAGGCCTGTGCCGCACCCGCAAGTTTGGCATCGGGGCCAACTCGCCTGACGCGCCACAGATCGCCAGCTTGTCGAAGTACGCCAGTGAACCACCCCTGTGGTTCTTGGATGTCAACGGACGGCGCATCGAGCTAGACACTGACAGCCTATTCCTACAAGGCGCGTTCCAAAAGGCTTGCCTGGAAAAACTCAATGTCCTACCCCCGACCCTGCGCAAACAGGATTGGGAAAACCTGCTCAATGCCCTGCTCAAGGAAATGATTGAGACCGAGCAGATCACTGAAGCCAGCGAGGACACCAGTGTGACCGGCCGCTTCATGGACCTGCTTGAGGAGTTCACCACCCACATGCAGCAGGCGCTTGTGCGCGATGAGGTCATCATGGGCCGCCCCTGGACGGATGATGAGGAGGCCCGCACGTACTTCAGGATGAAAGACCTGGAGGCCCATCTCAAGCGCAACAACTTCGCTTCCCTGTCCGCGCCCAAGATGGCGCAGCGCCTGCGCGATATGGGCGGTGAGCCCATCAGCCTGTTCCTCAAGAACAGGACGGTGCGCTGCTGGCGTATCCCCCGCTTTCAAAAGCAGGATGCGCCCTTTGACACGCACACCCAGCGCACAGAAGGGAGCCCGTTCTAGCCATGGTCGAGATTCACAAAATCTTCGGGCCGCCCGGGGCAGGCAAGACCACCTACTTGCTCAACCGCGTCGAGCAGGAATTGGAGGCCGGCGTTCACTCGTCCCGGATCGGCTACTTCTCCTTTACGCGCAAGGCAGCCAACGAAGCGCGGGACCGGGCCGTGGCCAAGTTCCCGTTTCTCCACCCCAAGACCGACTTCCCGTTTTTCCGGACGCTGCACTCCCTGGCTTTCCACTGCCTTGCCATCAAGGCAGACATGATGATGAAGCCCGAGCACTACCGGGAGTTCGCCGCCGAGGTGGGCATCGAAATCGCCCTGGGCACCGAGGAGGATGTGAACCTTGCCAAGGCCGACAACCCGATCCTCAACGAGATCAATCTGGCCCGCATCAAAGGCATCGACCTGCGCCAGCATTACGACCAAAGCGGGCTGGACATCGAGTGGTATCACTTCGAGTTCGTAGAGCGGTCCTACCGCCACTACCGGCGCTCGCGTAACCTGCTGGACTTCACGGACCTGCTGGAGATGGTGGTGCTCGATGCATCGCTAATCCCGGCCCTGGAGGTGGTAATCATCGACGAAGCGCAGGACCTGAGCCGATTGCAATGGCAAATGGTCGAGCTACTGGTTTCCAAGGCGAAACGGGCCTTCCTCGCCGGAGACGACGATCAGGCAGTATTCACCTGGGCCGGCGCTGATGTCAAGAGCTTCCTGTCCTTCCAAGGGCATATCACCGTGCTCGAGCAGTCCTACCGGGTCCCCAGCACCGTCCACGCCCTGGCCAACCACATCGTCCACCGGATCAGAGAGCGGCAGCCCAAGAAGTGGAAAGCCCGGGACTTTGAAGGATCGGTCAAGACTTACTACCGGTTTGAGGATGTACCGCTCAACGACGAGCCCTGGCTCATCATGGCCTCGACCAATTACATGCTCAACCCGGTGCATGAATGGCTGCGCTCAAGCGGCATCCTGTTTGAGCGCGGCGGCGTGCCGAGCCTGCCGGTCAAGATGATTGAGGCGGTCGTGCATTGGGAGGCCCTGCGCCGTGGCGAGGAAGTCGTCGGGGCGCATGTGATGGACATCTACAAGTACCTGGGTGGAGAGTTCGTTGCCCGAGGCCACCGGACCTTCAAGGGCGGGGACCCGACCGCGATGTACACCCTTGCGGCGCTGACCAAGGACCACGGCCTACGGACCGAGGCCATCTGGCACGAAGCCCTGGAGCGCATCGCCGAGGAAAAGCGAGAGTACCTAATCGCCGTTCTGCGCCGAGGCACCAAGTTGTCCACAGCCAACCGAATCAAGTTGTCCACAATCCACGGAGCCAAGGGCGGGGAGGCGGACAACGTCCTGCTGTTCATGGACCTCTCGCCCAAGTCGGCCAAGGAATATGCGGCCCAAAGCGACAACATCAACCGCCTCTTTTACGTAGGCGTGACCCGGGCCAAAAAAACGCTTCACCTGATTCTGCCCAAACAACGAGAAAAAGGATTTGCTCTGTGAAAACGATGCCCATGTTTCCAACTGCCACTGAGTGGGTTCCTCCACAGGCTTTCCCCGACTTATCCACAGCCAAGGAGATTGCAATTGACCTCGAAACATGCGACCCGAACATGGAGTCTATGGGTCCCGGTTGGCCTCGCGGTGACGGGAGTATTGTTGGTTACGCAGTCGCAGTCGACGGCTGGGCTGGGTATTTCCCTGTTGGCCATGGCGGTGGCGGCAACTTGGATCGGCGGCTTGTGGAGCGTTGGGTACGCGATGTCCTCAACACCCCAGCGGACAAGATCATGCACAACGCCGCCTATGACGCCGGGTGGTTGGGTGCAAGTGGATTCACCATCAACGGTCGAATCTATGACACCATGCTTGCTGCCCCGCTCCTCGATGAAAACCGCTTCTCGTACAGCCTCAATGCGCTTGGCTTCGATTACCTTAAAGAGGTCAAGAGTGAGCAAGCTCTCAAACAGGCGGCCGCTGACTTCGGGGTTCACCCCAAAAAGGAGCTTTGGAAGCTCCCAGCCATGTATGTTGGTGAGTACGCCGAGCAAGACGCTGCGCTGACCCTCAAGCTCTGGCAACACTTCAAGATCAAAATGCGGCAGGAGGAGGTCGAGTCGGTCTTCAATCTCGAGACCGATGTGTTCCCCGTGCTGCTGGAGATGACCCGGCGCGGCATCCGGTTTGACCGCGAGAAATGCGAGCAGTTGATTGGCCAGATGCGAAAGCGCGAGAAGGAACTGCTGCAGCAGATCAAGACCCAGGTCGGCCAGCAGGTGGACGTTTGGGCCGCGCAATCCATCGCCCAGGCCTTTGACCGCCTCGGCATTCAGTACGCCAAGACCGCCACGGGGCTGCCCAGCTTTACCAAGGGATTCCTGGACGGCTGTGAGCATCCGCTGGCCAAGATGATCGTAGAGGTGCGCGAGACCAACAAGACGCACAGCACGTTCCTGCAGCCCTACATGGACTTCAGCGCCAAGACCGGCCGTGTGCATCCGCATGTCAACCAGATGCGCTCCGATGATGGGGGCACTGTCACAGGCCGCCTGTCCATGGCTAACCCCAATCTGCAACAGGTTCCGGCCCGCCATGAGGTGATCGGACCGATGGTTAGGAGCCTTTTCCTGCCCGAGGAAGGGGAGATGTGGGCCTCCAACGATTTCTCGTCTCAGGAGCCCCGCCTGCTGGTCCACTACGCCAGCCTGCTGTCCCTGCCCGGGGCCGACAATCTGGTTGCGGCCTACCGGGAGGACCCCACCACCGACTTCCACCAGATGGTTGCGGACATGGCCGGCATCAAACGCAAGGCGGCCAAGACCATCGGCCTGGGGCTGATGTACGGCATGGGCAAGAACAAGCTGGCCAACAGCCTGGACCTGTCCCTGGATGAGGCCAGCGAATTGATTGACAACTTCCACCGCAACGTCCCCTTCCTCAAGGGCACCGTTAACGCGGTGATGGCCAGGATTGACCATGCGGCCTCAGGCGGCGCGATCCGCACCCTGCTGGGCCGCAAATGCCGCTTCCCGCTGTGGGAGCCCATGGAGTGGGGCGTGAACAAGGCGCTGCCGCGTGAGCAGGCCGTCATTGAATACGGCGCACGGATCAAGCGGGCGGGCACCTACAAGGGCCTCAATCGCCTGATTCAGGGGTCAGCCGCCGATCAGACCAAGGCCGCCATGGTGGCCCTGACCAAGGCCGGCTTGACGCCCATCCTGCAGGTTCACGATGAGGTGGCGCTGTCGGTCAAGAATCGGGAAGAGGCCGAGGAAGGGGCCAGGATCATGGCCGAGGCGGTGCGCCTGGAAGTCCCCAGCCGGTGCGATGTGGAGATCGGACCAAGCTGGGGAGAGGCAAAGTGATCATGCCCTGCGGCGCAGGGTGAGCATCAAGAGCTTAGTCTTGACCTCGGCCAACGCTTCAAGGATTCTGTTCAAAGACAGGCTTGGGGCGGGTTTCTGGTCGTAGAACAGGTCCAGTTGCTGCAGGATGAAGAGATACTCTCCACGGCCCCGGCCCTTGACCAGATCAGCCTGCAACACGCCGCGAGAAACCAAGGCCAGCCCTGCCCTGCGGACGCAGGAGGGCTGGAAACCCAGGGCCTTGGATATCTCGCTGGTGCGCTGCGGGACGTAGTTGGATTGGCGCAGAAAGGCCAGGATGGCCGTCTGCACTTCCTCCGAGGACATCCGCACCGCTCTGATTGGAGAGGTCACCGCACCCTCCCCTCCAAGCGATCTGCGACCAGCTTGGCGTAGCCGGCGATGTCGGCCCAGTGATCGACCTTATCGGGGTCGCCGTTGACGATGCGGCCCATCTTGTGGACGATCATCTCCAGGGCTTCCCACTGGTCGTCAGCAAAGGTCTTGTTGTGCCGCTGGGCATGCTCTGCCATCAGGCGTTTGATGCCCTGCATGAGCGATGCGCCGTCTTTGAACGCACCGTAGTCCACGGCCCGCGCATCGAGGATGCCGTCAACAGAGATAGTGCTCTTGGTCTGCTTGGGCAGCGTGATGGTGAATTCCTTCTGCACAGCCTTGTTTGCTGACTTGCTCTCTATCCGGGCCCGCTGGCGCAGCTTGTAGGCGTGGGGGAGGCCCATCTTGAACTTCTTAGCCGC